CGGCGCGCAATCAAGTAACGTTTTTTGGCTAGTTACGGGCGCGTTAACCTTTGGCTCAGGCTGCGATATAAAAGGATCTTATTTAGGATCGGGCGCAATTTCGGCGGCGGGCTTAATATTAGACGGGCGTATACTTACGCCAACGGGTGCGGTAGCACTAACCGAATCAAATATAACGGTCCCGGGGGGTACAACTTCGCTAAATCTCGGGTTTTTAACTACGTTTATATTGTTCACAAATGCGGGCGCGCTATCAAATACGGTTGTTACTTCGGGTATAGTCGGAAGTGTAGCGAGCGGTTTGGGGGCGATTTCGGGTTTTCCTAATTTAGATGGTAATATTTATACTTCCAATTCGAACGTGGTTTCTATTGATTTTATAATTACATCTAACGGCGAAGCGATTGAGAGTTCGACAGTATCCTATCAAACTGTTCAAGACGGCCAGGGCGCTGGGTTTTTTGATGTAGTACATTTGGCGGGCATATCATCCAAGCCAATAGCGCAAACAATAGAAATTAAGGTACTTGTTATTCTCGGTAGTATTATAATAGGAAACAGGAATTTATTTTGCTACGAGATATAAGTTTTTGACGAGTGCAGAAATAACAGTTAGTATACAGAGAACAAAAGGATCATTTTTATGTGGTTATTAGAAGCCGGAGTCCGCCGGTCCATGCAAGTGGCCGAAAAATCGGGCTTTAAATTTACAGCAGAACAACAAGCGCAATTTGACGCCCGGTTTAGTACTGAGGACGTTTCTAACGGCAATAATCGACTATTAACCGTTGCGGGAAATAACGCGCAAATATCGGTTAAAGGGGTAATGACCCAAGAACCCAGTTTTATGGCTATGATATTCGGGGGTGGCAACACGACGTACCCGGAGATTATATCGGCTATTGATACAGCGGAACGTGACGACTCAGTCACCAATATTGTATATGAAATCGACAGCCCCGGCGGAGGATTTGACGGTCTATTTGATATGCTTGCCGCCATGCAGTCCACTACAAAGCCAAGTAAAGCGATAATTTCTAACGTAGGTGCATCGGCGGCTTTTGCCATGGCTACGCAAGCCGACGAAGTTGTCGCGTCTAACATTGCGGCTAGAATTGGCAGTGTGGGCGTTGTAGCAACGTTCTATGACGACGAAAACGAAATTAGTATAACTAGCACGGACGCACCAAAAAAGCGCCCTAACGTTCGCACAGAGGAAGGAATAGCGATGGTTCGAGAAGAATTAGACGCTATGCACGAGATTTTTGTTGATGCTATTGCCCAGGGTAGAGGCACAACAGCCGAAAAAGTAAACGCGGACTATGCTAGGGGCGGAACGGTCTTAGCTAATGAAGCGGTTAAACGCGGCATGATCGACGCCGTGGTGACTAGGTCGCCAAAAGCAGTTAAAACCACAACCACAACCACCGCCAACAGCGGGAATCAACCGGAGGCCACAAAAATGGACCTTAAAGATCTAAAATCCCAACACCCCGAAACATTCGCGGCGGCGGTGCAGCAGGGCGTAGTAGAAGAACGCGACAGAGTAACGGCGCATTTAGTTATGGGCGAAAGTTCAGGCGACATTAAAACCGCGAGCGCTTCCATACGAAATGGCGACGCTATGACCGCCACGCTATCGGCAACTTACATGACGTTCGGCATGAACAGATCCGACGTTGACGCGAGAGATAAAGACAATCTTGAAGCTAACGCCGGAGACGCGGCAAACACCGGAAGCGACGACGATAAAGGCGGCGATGTAGCCGGCTTGATTGAAGCCCGTCTTGGTTTAGGAGCATAACATTATGGCAAATATCAATATCACAGATGTTGACTTGGGTAGCGTAATTTTAGAAGATGCGCAGTTTAGCAATGAAGCGCTTACTTTTTCAGGCGTGGCAACTGTATTGGAAGGCACTATTTTAGCGCGCGATTCCTCTACCTTAAAACTAGTCCCATTTGTAAAAGGCGGCTCAAGCAACGGCAACGGCACACCTAAAACGGTTCTTACGTATTCTGTTACGTCCACAGGTGCAGGCGATGTTTCGGTGCGCGCGATGGTATCCGGGTCGGTTCGCTCGGGCCGGTTAGTTATCGACGCCGACGCTGACAATTCGAACGTAGACGCGGCGGTATTAGACCAGCTACGCGACTATTCTTTAATCTCAATTGATGTTCAAGAATTAAACACTCTTGATAATCGCTAAATAGGAGCGCATAAAATGAGCGGTTCAACTACTAAACGTATGCTATCGGCTTATATGTCGATGGCCCAGCCGATGCTATTTTTGTCGGGATTCTTTCAAAGCCCGCCTGAGAACTTTCATACTACCGAAGAAGTAGAGATCGATATTGTTCGTTGCGACGAAGATATATCTATAGTTATTCAAGATCTTAGCACAGGTTACAGAATGAACGCGGAAGACCTCTATACTAATAAAGGTTTTAAACCACCAATTCACAAGGAAGCAATTCCACTTAACTCGTTTGATTTAATTAAACGTATGCCGGGACAAAACCCGTTTGAGGCTCCCGATTTTAGGGCTAACGTAATTTTACGTTTGTTTAACGGCATTACTAAGATTGAAAGAAAGATCAGGCGTTCGGTAGAATTGCAAGCGTCGCAAGTTTTACAGACAGGCGAGCTAACGCTGACAGACTCAGCAGGCGCGCCGCTTTATACCTTGGATTATAAGCCTAAGGCTTCGCATTTTCCAACTGCCGGGACATCGTGGGCTACTGCTACGGGCGCGGAAATGATTGGCGATATTGAAGAACTGGCCGAAGCAATTCGCAACGACGGTTTACTAGACCCAGATCAGATTATTATGGGCGCGGTTGCGTTTGAAAAGTTTATTTCTAATGAAGATGTACAAAAGCGCTACGACATAAGACGTATTGACCTAGGTACTATTGCGCCGATGCAAATGCGCGGCGGTGGCGGTAACTATCGCGGAATGATTGAGATTGGAAACTACAGCTTTGATTTGTGGACTTACGGCGGGCGTTACACTAACCCTTCAGATGGTGTAAAGACTCAATTTATTGATCCGGGCAATGTTATTGTGCGAGCAAGTCAAGGTAGAATGGATGCAACGTTCGGCGCAATCCCAAACATTGGGACGCTAGTTGGCGGACAATCAACTAACCTACTGCCTGAATTGCCGGGTCGTTTAAGTAACTCAGAGGGCGGAATGGATCTATTCACTAACGCATGGCTGACAAATGACGGCGAACAGTTATACGGTGGAGTAGGTGCAAGACCACTTATGATCCCGACGGCGATTGATACGTACGGCTGTTTAATTACTCAGCTTTAAAATCAACTAATTACTCGGGGTTCGCCCCGAGCATTTTTATAAATAGGGAACAAATATCATGGCTAGCAACAAAGAATTAATAACAGCTATTGACGCAATTTGCGCGGAGCTAAAGATTGAAACGCCAGAAACAAAAGACTTAAAAAACAGTCAATTGTATAACCTTTTAAAAGATTTTAAAGTACAGCAAGCCCAAGAAGTACCGGAAAAAACCGAATTCGAAGAAGTGCCGGAGAAAACGGGTTTTGAAGTTATGCCAAGAAAAGCGATAACAACTAAACGCGGTATTATAGCAGCCGGAGAAAAGATTGAAGCGGAAGACCTATCAGGCGGCGAAGTAGCGTTTAAAGCGTTTATAAAATCCAATCACATCGGTCGATCTTAAAAAATGGGACTTCGCGAACAAGCCGAAGCAGACCTCGGATTTATTCTCGAAGATAAAGACCGGGGGTTTGGTTACGAAATTATTTTAACGGACCCTTCCGGCACTGTCAGACCCCTCACTGGTTTTTCAGACGATATTAGCCAGATTATAGACCCCGACACGGGGGTCGCAGTAAGTGGCCGCCTTGCATCGGTAGCGATACGGACCAGCACAATTATTGCCGCAGGTCTAACACTACCGCGCGGGGTAGCGGACTCGGGGGTAAAACCCTGGCTTGTGAAGTTTAACGACATTAACGGCAATCCGTTCACGTTTAAAGTTTCACAATCTAATCCAGACAGAGCAATAGGGCTAATTACGCTCATGTTAGAGTTGTATGTCGTATGACTATATCAACACTAATAGATAAACAAGATACTTTTGAGATAGTGCGCGACCAAATCGGCGCCATACTTAAAATTGAAATAGCCAACCAGATGCAGCTAGCAACGGACGCGGGAAAAGATCCGAACGATTGGAAATTACGGATCTTTACGGAACGTTCGAACCCGTGGGAAGAATTTTTAAATGAGGAGGTCGACACAAGCCCCCTGGTTAATGTTTGGTTCGATAATTCAAATTTTGACGCTAGCAAAAGCAACGTAGTAGAACGCCAGGCTTCCGAAACAGTTTACAACATAGATTGCTATGGTTATGGTAGGAGTCGCGACGATGGCGCAACGGGCCAGATACTCGGCGACAAAGAAGCGTCTTTTGAAGTTCAAAAAGCGCTTAGACTAGTACGCAACATATTAATGTCGGCGGAATATACCTATTTGGGCCTACGTGGTACAGTGTGGCATCGAATGCCTCAGTCAATTACCGCGTTCCAACCACAACTGGACGCAAGACAAATGCAACAAATAGTAGGCGCGACTTGCGTTTCGTGTAGTATTTAATGAGTTCGCGCCCCAGGTTGAACCTGTGAGTATCGAGCTTTTATCAGTAGACGTAATTAGGGCCGAAGACGGCGAGATTGTTTTCGAAACTGATTACGACTATACAGCGCCATAAATTAGGAGTTTATATCATGGCAATATCAAGCGCGGTCGACGCGTCAGCAGTGGCGCGAGTAGTCGGCATAAAAACAGTATTTAAAGACTTACGGGCCGGCGGGGTTTTATTTCTGCCTCAGCGTGTTGCCGTAGTAGGCCAAGGGTCTACGGCGTCAACATACGCAACTACAAAGCAACAAGTTACCAGCGCAACGCAAGCGGCGACCCTATACGGCTTTGGATCTCCGATCCACTTAGCAGTGCTGCAGCTTTTGCCAACTAACGGCGACGGCGTCGGAACTATTCCGGTCACAGTTTATCCGTTAGTTGACGACGGTAGCGGTGTCGCAGCGGTTGGAGATATTACGCCAAGCGGTACAGCTACCATTTCGGGCGCGTATGTAGTTAAAATCAACAACATTAGTTCACAGCAATTTGTTATCGCAGCTGGCGCAAGTGTGGCCGCAATATGCGCGTCTATAACTGCAGCGGTTAATGCCACTTTAGAAATCCCAGTTGTTGCAACCGATGATACTACAAAAGTCGATATTACATCTAAATGGGCCGGTACGAGCGCAAATGGTTTGACAATTGAAGTTATCGGGCCAACCGACGCGGGTGTATCGTTTGCGTTTACACAACCCGAGGGCGGACTTGTAAATCCAGATGTTAACCTCGCTTTAAACCAAGTTGGAAACGTTTGGGAAACGATGGTTTTAAACTGTTTAGAAATTGCGGACACTGAGACGTT